ACGAGGAATTCAAAGCCGACCGTGTGGTGGCTGAAAAGAATCAAGGCGGCGATTTCATCCAGCAGACGCTGCAACAAGTTATGCCCGGGCTACCCTTCAAAGGGGTGGTTGCGCGCCAGGGGAAAAGAATCCGCGCGGAGCCCGTCGCCGCTCTTTACGAGCAAGGCCGGGTCAGTCATGTTGGCTACTTCGACATCATGGAATCCCAGATGTGCGAGTGGCTGCCTGACTCCGGCAAGTCACCTGACCGACTCGATGCTTTAGTGCATGGAATCACAGAACTCGGTTTTGGCCTGACCGGCACTGCTGACATCTACTTCGCAACCATTGCCCCGGAGTGTCCGAACTGCGGAATGCCTAACTCGGTCGGAGCCCAATCCTGCGCCTCGTGCGCCAAAGAACTAATTAGAACTGACGGCACATTCTCGCCGTTCCCTTACCCCAACTAGGAGCGAACCCTTGCCGTTATTCTCACGCAAGAACAAAACAGAGGAACTCGCAAAGGCGATTGCTGCAGAGATGGTCAAGAATGTTGGCCCATACTCAGCCGGCACTTACAGCCAAGCAACGGCAGCCGCTCCCTACACCAACTCCAACATGGACGGTCAGATTCAGATTGCCGGGGAGGCTGTTCCAATGCCACGCCCGGCAGGAGCCTTCGGAGCAATCCTGGGCCCGGCCGCCCCAATGCTCCCAGCGCCGCTTGACGAAGTTCTCGACGACTCCGGTCGTGCGATGCCTCGTAAGTATGAAGCGCCAGTTGCCTCGAACCTCAACATCACGCAGACGGCCGTTCCCTATGCGATTCTGAAGGCCTTGTCTGAGCAGTGCGACATCATCCACCGCTGCATCGAGATTCGTGTCTCAGAGTTGACAAAGATGGACTGGTCATTCTCGCTCGATGCCAAAGCCATTCAGCAAATCATGGAGGAGGAGAACGTCTCCCACGCTAAGGCGGCCAAGATTGGTCGTGAGCGTTACGGAGCCGAGATTGTCCGTCTGACCGAGTTCTGGGAAAACCCCTACGTTGCTACTGACCGTTCATTCAAGGAGTGGCTCACCGAGGCACTATGGCAGTCATTCGTCTACGACCAACTCTGCATCTACCCTCGCTACTCGCTTGGCAAGAAACTGATTGGCTTGGATGTCATCGACGCACCGACCATCAAGATTCTCCTGGACAACCGAGGCGACATTCCACACCCCCCGGCACCGGCCTACCAGCAAATACTTTTCGGCTTCCCTCGCGGAGAGTTCACCGCTTCGCCTGACAGCGAAGTCAACGGCACTTACTACAACGGAGTCGGCCGCGCAGGTCAGTTCATCACCGACCAGATGTACGTCTCGGTCAAGAACCGCAGAAGTTGGAGCCCCTACGGATTCAGCCCGGTTGAAATGGCCATCCCAGCAGCAACCCTCTACCTAGAGCGGCAACGTTGGATGCGCGCTGAATACACCGAAGGCTCAAGCCCCAAGACCTGGATGAAAACCTCATCGAAGGACGTGCTGCTTGACCCACTCAAGTTGGCCGCTTACGAGCGAGTCCTCAACGACCGTCTAGCCGGGTCAACGGCCGAGCGTCACCGGGTCAAGGTGCTGCCAGATGGCTTCGACCCCGTCCAGATGGCCTCAGAGGACGAGAAGTTCCGCTCGGAGTATGACGAGTTCATCATCAAGCGCATCGCCTCAATTTTTGGCGTTGCTCCATCAGCCCTCGGCGTGGTTCCACGTTCCGGGCTCGGTGGTGCTGGTGAGCACAAGGGAGAGCAGCAGTCAGTTGACGCTATCTCAGCCAAGCCAATGGAAAACTACGTTGTTGAGTTCATCAACTCTTTGAGCCGCCGATTCCTAGAGGCTGACAAGAACATCACCTTTGTCCTGGACAATCAAGACAACGCCGAGAACCAAGTCGAAAAGACGAAGGCGTATCAGGTCGCTTTGGCATCAGGCCAGATGACCTTGAACGACGTTCGTGGCGAATTGGGAATGCCGCTGTTTGATGACCCTGCAGCAGACGAGCCATTCCTCGCAACCCCTCAAGGCCCCATCTATTTCCGAGGCACACTCGACACAGATGCAACTGGAAACACAACCGCACAGGTAGGAGCAAACGATGGCGAGAGCCCACAAAGCCCACAAAGCCCACAAATCGCACAAGGCCAAGAAGGCAACCAAGAGTCACAAACTCCACAAGAACCGAGTGACGGTGAAGGCAAAGCGAAGGAAGTTGGTCTAGCAGAGCAGAAGTCCGTTTTTGTCGAGGAGGAACTAGAGGCATTCGCCAAGTTCGTCAAGGCTCGCATCAAGAAGGGTGGAGCCTATCGTGACTTCGAGTTCACGACCATCTCCGAGGACGATGCCTACGCTCTGAACCAAGATGCCCAGGCCATCATCAAGGGAGAAACCCACACCCCACCTAAGGGAGTCCAAGAGGCTGCACAACGCGCACTCGATTGGATAAAGGACGACAAGGCTGGCAGCGGATTCACCGCAGTTGGCCGCAAGCGCGCCTCAGACCTCGCTCGTGGCGCTGGAGTCTCACTGGAGACCCTTCGCCGCATGAAGGCATACTTTGACCGTCACCAGAGCGACAAGACCGCTACCGGCTTCAAGGCTGGCGAGGATGGCTATCCATCCCCGGGCCGTGTGGCTTGGGATGCATGGGGCGGCGATGCTGGCTACTCATGGGCCAAAGGATTGGTTGGCGAGCAGAAATCGGAGATAACCGATACCCCAAAAGGTCAACAGGTTACTAAGGCTCGCAAGAAACTCCACGAGTTGCCTGGACACGATGACCGTCAATCGGTAGTCGACAAGCACCGCGCAGCAATCACAGCCGGAATCGCGCTCTCGGTTCAAGGCTGGGAGAAGGCAGTTGAGCAAGCAGTAGCCTCAGCCCCGAAACAGTCTGTTGACAACTCCGCTCTCAAGGCAATTGTTGAGCAGTCGATTCAGCACAATGTCAGTGGCCAGTCCGTCAAGTTAGGCGAGACGCTAACGACCCTGACTCAGGATGCAGCACAAGCGACTGCAGACCACCTTCGAGTTCCACTGGTCAAGCAAGGCGCACGTCTCCAAGAGATGCTTCGCCAAGCCGACCAAACGGCCAAAGCGATTCAGGGAACAACCTTGAGTCGCATCCGGGGAACAATCGTGAGCGGCATTGAGCAAGGACAATCGTCCAAGCAAATCGCCGACCAAATCAACCTGCTTATCAACGACCCGACCCGGGCCGACTTGATTGCTGTGACCGAGACGAACTCGTCTTACAACGCAGCCTTCATCGACAGCCTCGCTGCTTCAGGTCAAACTCAGTGGTGGTGGGAAGCCTACATCGGAGCCTGCGACATCTGCTTGTCAGAGGTTGGCTGGCACGACCTGGGAGACCCACACCCGGACGATGGTTCACACCCGAACTGTCGCTGCACCGTATTAGACCAAGAACCGTAAACGGAGAACATAACAATGGCCCAAGACATCAAGTACGCCTACATGGGAAACCTCGTTGCCAAGCGTGGTGACGATGGATACCTTCGAGTGAAGGGATTAGCAACTGACGCTACCCTCGACCTCGACGAGCAAATCTGCGACCCTGACTGGCTCAAGAGCGCAATGCCTAAGTGGATGGAAATCGGAAACATCCGAGAGATGCACCAGAGCAAGGCAGTTGGCAAGGCAATGGAGATGGAACACTCAGGAACCGGCTTTATCGTCGAGGCCAAGATTGTTGACCCTGTTGCAGCCAAGATGGTCGAGGAGGGAATCTACACAGGTTTCTCCGTTGGCATCAAGGGTGCTCGTGTTGTCAAGGATGCCACTGCACCGGGAGGACGAATAATCTCCGGGACCATCGTGGAGGTCAGTCTGGTGGATAGGCCGGCCAACCCGAGCGCAGTGATAGAAATCGCAAAGTCAATCGACGGCGAATTAGTGAAGGGAGCGGCAGTGGCCGACACCGAAAAGATGGCCAACAGCCCGGAGATGAATGCCGATGCTCTCGCCAGTGAAACACCAATCAACCCAGACATCAACGAGCCTCGTGCAGACGCCTTCCAGCCCTGCCCTGCCTGTGGTGGTTCTGGACACAAGTCCAACGTCGACGCTGAAGCATTGACTGAGATTCGCTGCGAGGAGTGCAACGGTTCAGGCCGGGCTCCCGAGGGAATCCACGAGAACATTCAGCAGGCCAGTCCATCGACCGACAAAGAGAATGACGTAAACCACGAAATCAAGGCATCCGACCCTGACGTAACTGTCGAGGCTGAGCCTGAAGTCGAAAAGCGTGAGTTCACCGATGCCGAGCGCGCTGACGCTGCAGAAGCAGGACAAGCACTCCCGGACGGCTCGTACCCAATCAAGACTGTTGGCGACCTCAAGAATGCCATCCAGTCATACGGCCGGGCCTCAGACAAGCCAAAGGTCAAGCAGCACATCATTGCTCGTGCTAAGGCCCTGGGCAAAGAGGACTTGATTCCCGAGAACTGGAAGTCAGTTGACGCCGACTTGGTCAAGGCTGACGACATGGAACACGACCCAGCCGACCTCGCTGCAGTTCGTGCTGGACTCATTGCTCTCATCAAGGCTGAACTCGACGAGATGCTCGCCGGAGACGAGAACGAGATTTGTGACGTAACTGAGTTACTCTGTTCACTAAAGATTTTCCTCGACTGGTGGACTTCAGAAGCCAGCGAAAATGAAACCGAAGCCCCATTCACCGGATGGGATGAGAATAAGGATGATGACACAATGGCCTACATTGGTCTCGGCGTTTCAGCCGACCTAATCAAGTCAGCAAGCGCAGCAGACGCTACTGACGAAGTAAAGAACTCACTCCGTGACGAGATTCGCAAGTCTCTCGGCGTGGATGAAGTAATTGCCACCTACAAGGCGGCTTTGGCAGAGCAAGAGGAGCGCATCGAAACGCTCAAGAGTGCTCTCGACGAAGT